CGGCTTTCAGTTTTACGTTGGCCTCAACACCCTTCGCGACGGTGAGGTATTCGCCTCCGATGATCGCGTTGTCTGCTCGTATCCTGGTTTTCACTTCGCTTCCCGCTCATGGTGTGCCATGTACTACGCAGGTCGTCCCCTTGAGGCCCGCATCCGCATCCCCGAAGATGCACAAATAAACGAGCCGTGGGCCACTGATGGGAAAGCGAGCGCATCTGCAATAGATATTTTACAGGTGTTCGACACGGCGACCGGCACGGACGTTACCGACCAGTTCAGGAGGCCGGAGGAGAAGGGGAAGAAAGGGAAAGGCAAGGTGAAAAAATGAGACGTTCACTTCCCGATGAAGAACCGGAAGAGGAAATGAGACCCGCAAAACTTCTCTTCTACGCCCTTTTCATCCTTGCCCTTGGCATCTATGCCTCCCATGCCCTGTTCGACGGCATGGCTAGGACGCAGGAGGCAAGGGAGGCGGTTATAGCCGAAGCCCAACGGGAACTGATCGCGTGTAAGCCGGGGAACTCCTGCACCATCAAATCGCTGGATATGCACGTATTTCTGGAACGAGGGGTGAGAAGATGACGAATAAAGAAGGCCATTACAAGTTGTGGAATGAACTGGCGAGAACGGGGGGTGGAAGCAAAATCGTTGCCTTCCATCGCGTATTCGGTGTCGATGAGCCCGCGCCGTCAGAGTATTGCTTCGCCTGCCAAGAGTGCAACGAGCGGGGGGATAAAAAAAGATGTAGTGAGTGTCCGCTAACCCCCAACTTGGATACTTCATGCCTTGACGGCCTCTTTAACGCATGGTGCGATGCCTACGACCCCGACGAGCGCAAACGCCTCGCCGCCCTGATTAGGGATTTACCGTGGAAGGAGAAAGAAAATGCTTGACCGCGTTTACGGAAACTCCCTCCCCGACAGATTCCACGATGGCATGTCCGTTCTTCTCATGCCCGGCGAGAAAGCCCGTACCCCTTACCCGTGGCCCGAAGATGACCAGTGCCCGCATTGCGGGAGCAAGGGCTATTTTGAGCGGAACGAGGTCGAGGGCGTGGCACATTGCCTGGCGTGTGGGACGTGGATCTTCAAAGAGATCCTCGTCGGCCATGACCGCAACCTCCCTTTTCCCTATAGACCCCGCAAGGCGGCCAGGGAAGCCATCTGCCCTGAATGCGACAGGTCATTCCGGACAGAGAGCTTGCACAGCGACGTACGCTGTCCTGCCTGCCGGGATAAGCGCAGGAAGAGGAAGGCGGCGGAGTATAGAAGGAACTCAAAGGCGAAGGAGACTACACAGTGCGAATCTTAATCGCGTGTGAATTTTCAGGAATAGTCCGCGAGGCTTTTGCCCGGCGTGGTCATGATGCCTGGTCCTGTGACCTGTTGCCGACAGAAATACCGGGACAGCATATCCAGTCACCCGTTGAAACTCTTTTTGACGACGAATGGGATCTGATTATAGCTCACCCGCCATGTCAGCACCTCGCGGTATCCGGGGCGCGGTGGTTCAAGGATAAGAAAGAGGAGCAGGCATTGGCAATAGGCTTTTTCATGTCTTTCATCGCGCTTGACTGCCCCCGGATAGCCATCGAGAACCCGATAGGCATCATGTCAACGATCTATCGCAAACCCGATCAGATTATCCAACCGTGGATGTTTGGACATGGGGAAACAAAAGCAACCTGTCTATGGCTCAAGGGGCTGCCGAAACTCGTCCCCACGAACATCGTTGACGGCAGGGCAAGCAGGGTACACCGGGAACCGCCCAGCCCCGACAGGTGGAAAAACAGATCGAGGACGTACCAAGGCATAGCCAACGCAATGGCGGCCCAATGGAGTGAGAACTTAAAGCTTGCCGTGCGCTCAGATGATGCCACGGCAGGGCGTGTTGAAACGGTTGTCGCAACCAACCAATCCCACACAAAGGAGGAGAGGCAACAACGTAGTTCCCCCAATGGAGGCCCGCATATGTGCCGGGGTGGGCCTCCTGAAAAAAGGAGAGAGTATGGATACTCTGACAAGGAAACACCCTGACATAATAAAGCATCTCACCCCCCGCGCCGTCATCATCCGTTGTCCCACGTGCGGCAGGAGCGTCACCATCGGCCTGACAACAGCAACAGGGACACGGGTATATTGCGAGGTCTGCGGGTTAAAAGAAGTAAGGAGGGAAGGATGAAACTGACATCCAAGTTTGATCTGAATCAACAGGTTTACACGATTATTCAAGACAGAAAGACGGCATGGGAGGAATGTTCCACCTGCGACGGCAGGGGCAAGGTCACGATCAAAAATGAGCAACACGACTGCCCTAAGTGCCGTGGCAGTAAAGGCGAGTACGTGTATCTGCCCCTTGCGTGGCACGTTGACGGCCCGATGACGATAGGCAAAATCCGGTATGAAGTCACCAATATCGAAAAAACAGGGATGTTCGACAATATCGGTGAATACGCGGAAGGCAAAGATGAGCACGAGGTTGAATACATGTGCTACGAAACCGGCATAGGGGCCGGCACGCTGTGGCACGAAGAACGGCTTTATACCACGGCAGAAGAAGCACAAGCAGATTGTGACAGGAAGAACGAGGTGCCCCAATGACCATGCGCTGTCGTTTCCATCTCACCTGCACCATCACCGACTGTCCCCATCATCCCCCGCACGAGCATAACCTGTTCTGCGACAAGGACGACCGGAAAAACACCTGCCGGGGCGGGGATGACCCGTACTGTCTGCCGGAGAGTAAGCTTGAACTGGTAATAGACATCCTTCGCGGTCATTTGACCCCTGACGGTGCGGTGGAGGTGGCAAAGGAACTGCTGGAGAAGTTGGGGATAGAGGAGGCGGCGTGACAGAGCGCACCTACGAACCCGCCATCATCCTCGACGGTGAACAATTTGATTCCGTCTGCATTGTCGAGGACGTTTGGTATCGAATGCAGGAAGGCCGAAAGACAGTCCACGGTTGGTCGGCGCACTGTGTGTCAATATCGGGTATCGACAGGAAGCATTTCACCCCCGAAACCTTGCAGGACGCAGAAATGCAAATGCGAACCGACGAGCATATCAGGGATAATTTACAGGAACTTGCTGATATCGATACAAGCGATTGGGATGAAAAATACGAAAGGAGGATTGCGTAATGCAACACGAAACGCGGATGGTCGATGCCGAAAGGGGTATTATACAGATCACCACCGAGGATGAAAGATTTTACAGCAAGACCGTTAACGGCAAAACGGTGTTCATCCCGTCCGTTACCTGGATAGCTGATTTTCTCCCGAAGGGTGTTGCCTTTTACAAGTGGCTTGCTCAGAAAGGATGGGACGAATCACAGGCCCTCAAGGAAGCCGGGGGCGAACGCGGCACAATGGTCCACAATGCTGTCGAAATGCTCCTGAGAGGCAACGTCATACGATACAACAGCATTATCAACGACCGGGAGCTAACCACCGAAGAATACATTTGCATCCTGTCTTTTAAAAAGTGGCACGACACGTATCAGCCCACCGTTGAGAAGATCGAAACAACTGTGTTCTCGCCTGATGATCGGTACGCCGGGACAATGGACCTGCAATGCGTGATTAGTGACCTGCGCTACATCGTGGATTTCAAGACCTCCGCGAACGTGTGGCCTTCTCACATCATCCAACTCAGCGCCTACAAACACGCCAACGATGCCAAGGTGGACAAGCTGGCTATTTTGCAGCTTGGTTATAAACGCAATAAGAACGGGTATAAGTTCACCGAGGTTGAAGATAAGTTCGATTTGTTTAACGCGGCTTATAAAATTTGGGCTGACGAGATGAGCGATAAGTCACCCCTACAAAAGGATTTGCCCTTGGAAATCACACTAAACCAAAAGGAGAGCGCAATATGAGACCACCCGCAAGGAAGACGACAGATTTTGAAAAGGTTGCAACAGGAGATTTCATCACCGGGATCATCGAAAAAGTGGAGTACGACGAAAACCACATCTTCAAGGGCTTTGACGGCAAACCTGACAAGACATCTCCGGCTATTCGTTTTGTGTTCAAACTGGACGGGTACGAATACCCGCATCGGTCCCGGTGGATGAATTTCAACGTGGGCGAGAAAGCGAACCTCTACAAGAAATACATCGCCAAACTCGTCAATAACGCCAAGCCGGACATGGATTTCGACATGGATGTTTTCACCAACATGAAGATCAAGACCATTTGGGAAGACAACGGAGACTTTCAGAACCTGGAAAGCATCTATGCAAACGGGGCAAAGATCACCGTGGACGAGAGTCACACGGACGACGAACCCCCGCAACATACTGACGATGATTTTGTTCCTGAGCCTGATGACGAAGATATACCTATGTAATTCTGCCAAGGAGAATATACCATGACCTACTCCATTTCCCGCCCCGTTACCGAACGTCTCTCCCAACTCCCCTACGTCCACCCTGTACCGTGCAAAGGGTGTCACGAGCCGGTCATATTTCTGCGCGGCAGGGAGGGAAGGATAGTTGTGGTTGATCTTGAGTTGAGAAAACACGAGTGCAGAGGAACAAAAAGACCCCGATTGAGCTTGTGGCGGAAACAGGCAGACGATGACTAAAAGTTCCCGAGGCCGCGAGTATGCGCATGAATGTTCCAACCAGAATCTTCCCAGCACACGGAACCCCCCTTCCGACACGGGACCGCAGGAAACCTTTCGCAGGGTTCGCGGCCGGCGGTCCCAATTGCAAATCAACGGCGCGGGGTTACATGAGACACAACGAGGTTAGACGCTAATGGATGAGACACAACGGCAGGGGCCGCATTGAGGGCAACGGAATGTTTGGATACGTCCCGGCGTTTGGCGGTACTCCACATGGAGCTAACTTTGAAAAGAGCCGCACGTTGAGCGACCTGATAAGCCCCTGCCAACCAAGAGGTGAAAGATGGACAGGGATAAACTGAGAGACAAGATAAACAGAATCCTTTTCCACGTCCTGTCCAACGAGGAACGGGCGGATAAGATTGCGGAACTGATTGCCCCCGAACTGGAGAAGGCCGAGAAGTGGGACAGGGTTACAAGGGCATACAATTCATCACCTCCTTGTGACTGTCCAGAATGGGATAACGAGAAGGCCGAGTGCATGATCGAAACACCTCATTGCCCGTTTAATGACGTTGTGGCAGCGCTGGAGGAGGACTAATGGAAACCTTATCATTCGAGTGCAGAACATGTAGTAGACCGTGGAGAGGACAATCCTGCCAAGGCTGCGAGCATTACAACGGTCCTACCGACAACTTTAAACCCAAGAGTGGGGGATACAACTTGGTCTCTCCTTGGTCAAAAGAATATCTTAACACCCTTCAGAAGGCCCCCCCATGGAAATTGACGAAAAGGAACTGGCGGAACTCAGGAGGAAGGCGGAGAAGTGGGAGAAGGTGGAGGAGATAGCAAGACGCGCCACCAAGGATACGGGATGCAGGGGATGCCCGCTAGAGAAGTCAGGTCGTCATCCATGCGACCACGCCATACCCGTTGTCGAAGCCCGCAAGGAGCCAACATGACCATCGACGAACTGCTGTGCAAGTTTCAAGGGAAGTGCTGGCATACGGTTATGCAGGAAGCAGACGTACAAAGGATTATACCTGTCTCTGCTATCTGCGTTTGTGGTGCTATTTTTGAAAACAACGGGTCAATAAAAAGGCACATTAAGGATTCAAACCCCGACTACTCCCGCCCCGCCGACCTGTACGAGTTTTTCTCATGGCTGTGCAGGGAAAAACCGGAGATGTGGGACGAGTTTCTTAGCCATGCGTGTGAAGCGTGGTTAAAGACACCTGATACCCGTTTTTATCCTTGGCTTTTCTTCTCCGATCCTTCCCGTCCCCGTGACCTCATGGCGGAGTGGCTGAGGCTGGATGAAGTGAGGGAGAAATGGGGGTGGGAGAAGTGCCCGACCTGTTGGCGACCTGGAGATTATACAGGACCGTTACCTATGTTCTGCCCGAGTTGCAACGGCACCGGCAGGATTCGTGCTGAATGGGCAAGGGAGGGGAAATGAAGGATAGAATGCTACAGGACAAAAGGGTCTTTGATTTGGTTATGTCTGAACATGATTTTCAAATCCGAAAGTGGGGAATTCAAGACCGAAGCCCATTTGAATGGCTTGCCTATACCACGGAGGAGCTTGGAGAGATGGCAGAGGCTATTTCAAATTATGCCTATGATTCCAAATCCAATTCTAACGCTTCCCATGTAGTGCATGAGGCTATTCAAACAGCCACTCTTTGCCTTAAAATAGCAGAAATGTTCTTGAACCATGCCCTCCCCGACGAGGAAGGAGAGAAGGCATGAACAGGATAAGGTGGAAAGAAGATTTCGGTGAGTTCGCCAGCGACCACGAGTGGCTTGGCTTTCTTGGCAAGGCCCATATCTGCACTATTGGATGGAACAATGACCTGTATTTCTTCCCTCTCAATCACGACTATGCTGAGTATACTAAGCTCTCCTCTGCCAAGCGCGGCGCGGAAAGGATGCTGGACAAGTTCCTGAAGGATACGGGGCTGGAGGTGAAATGATAACCTGCGAAGGCTGTAAAGATGACCCAATATGTGACTTCTGTATCTTCTTTGATAGGGATACTTGGTATTGTTCTAAAATCCTCAAAGAAGTAGACCCAATATACGTTTGCGACCATTATCACTGCCTTTGTGCGAAGGAGACCCAATCATGAAGTCCGTCCCCGCGCTACTGTTCTTTAAGCCGATGAAGGAAGAACCGACCGAGATATTTGAGAAGCCCACCTTTGAATATTTCTCAACTCCCTTGGAAGGAAACCCCGCTGGTTGGTACTGCTATGATTCTGAGTATCCAGACGAAGGGGCGATACTGTATAAACAGCCTTTCCGCCCCGGCGAGAAGTGCTATGTACGGGAGGCGTGGGCTAGAATCCTAAACGATGAAGCGTGTATCAAAGATGAGGAACCCTGCCCCGTTTTGTGCGAAGGTTGCCATATTGAATACAAGGCCGATACTGGCAATAAACATCCGGGTGATTGGCCCGAAGGAGAAGAAGATGCACCTTCGTGGCGTTCCCCCGTCACCATGCCCCAATGGGCCGCCCGCCGCTTCGTCACCGTCCTTTCCTGTACCCCCGCACGTGTGGAGGATGTCACCAAGGCCGACATGACCAAGATGGGTATAGACGCTTCACCCCGGCGATGGTGGGAGATGAAGTTCAAGGGTAAGGAATGGGCGTGGAGAATTGAGGGAGAGGGGGTGAGAGGGTGAAAAGAGAGGGTGATTGGATTCAGACGTACACCGGAAAACGGTTCTTTATCCTGGACCCGAGAGTCGAGGACTTTGATATCAAGGATATTGCCCACGCCCTTGCGATGAAATGTCGATATAACGGCCACTGCGATAAGTTCTATTCCGTCGCTCAACATTCTGTTCATGTGGCCGATGAATGCGAAAAGAGGTATCCAGATCACCCGTTCATGGCCCAATGGGGGCTGATGCACGACTTGGCTGAAGCCTATATCCCGGACATACCCCGGCCCATTAAACATATGGGCGTAGGAATATTGGCGAAGGCCGAAACCGTAATCATGGCGTGCGCCGTGACCGTCTTCCAGCTCTATCCGTCCATAGAACCGAAGGAAGTTAAGGCCGTGGACAGTGCTATACTCGCAACCGAGGCCCATCAGCTCATGAAAAGACCCCCGAACGATTGTCAGTGGTTTCTGCCTGAAGCCCCGATAAGACTGGACATTAAGCCCTGGTACCCGCGGGACGCGGAAGAGATATTCCTGTTCAAATATGGGCAGTTATTTAATTAGCCCCGTCGCCCGCGATGGAGAGGAAGGAGGAGGTATGATCGAGAAACCGATATTATTCAGCGGCCCGATGGTGAGGGCCATTCTGGAAGGAAGGAAGACACAGACGCGGCGGATCATTACGTTCGTCAAGGGCTTCGTGCCCAGCGAGCTAATAGAGTTCAAACCCGATTACCTTGGAAAGGCGACAAAGGGCGCAAGCTATCTATCTCGCGTCACCCTTATGCTTGGTATTTCAAACGGGTAGACCAAGGCTCCCGGCTTACCGTTGCAGGTCTGAACATCCACTATAAAAGAGCATAGGAGGCGCGATGGAGATAAGAGTAAGGGGCGAGAGCAAAATAACCGGCAGATGGGTCTATGGCGACTTGATACACTACGAAAATGGAGATGTTACCATTCTTGAAAAACCATTCTCAGCCTATGGCTACGAGGCAACCCAAATGGACAGGAGAACACAGGTATTGCCTGAGACAGTGGGCCTCTCCACCACCCTTCACGACAAGCACGGGAAAGAGATTTGGGAAGGGGATAAAGTACGCCGTGAGGTATGTTCGCCTGATGATCTGGCATATGGAATATACGGATATACCGGAATAGTCAAATGGGAACGGGGTAAATTCGTCATTGAATGTGATGAAGACCATTCCTTTTATGACCATATGGGAGATTTGTTCTCATGGGATGAGCTTGAGGTCATCGGCTCAATCTACGGGGAGGGGGAGTGAAATGACACAAGATCAGGTGGACATTCTGCAAAGAGAGTTAGACAAATTGGCTAAGAAGCATGGCCTGACATGTGCTTCGTTTTGCGCTACGGTAAAGGACACCGGCGAATTCGTGGGGACGTTTCAGCAAGTTAGCGCCTTCGATCTCTGGCAATCAGTCCTGAACATCGGGAGGCTCTGGCAACACGCAAGAGAGATGACACGGGAAACATTGAACAGGTTTGAAAAGAAGGGATAGGGGTAAATAGGTGGGCGCATACCCCCAAGGAAACCGCAAGGCGAGGCTAATAGCTTCTGGGGATACATGGGTTTGGCTTTGTGAAAGACATGACCCAATGTATAGGAGTCATAAGCGTCCCGACCGCTACAAATCCCGCTACAGGGCGAGGAGAAGGTTTAAGAGGGAGATGATGAGGGAGTGGTTGGAATTTGAACGCTGGTGGATAATGCACCCGATAGAATAAGGAGGGGGAGTGACCAAACGTGCCTTAATTCAATCCAAATTCGGCAACCGCTGTGCCTACTGCGGGAAGGAACTGGACTACAACGCCGTCACCCTTGACCACGTTATTCCTAAATCCAAAGGCGGGACACGAGAAGAAGGCAATCTCTATCCTGCCTGTCAGAAGTGCAACAGATTGAAACGGGACTTGTCACTTGATGACTTCCGAAAAATGATAGGCGGTCTGTTCTATTTTGAACGAAAGGCGAAGCACGAGAGAGAACTACTGGATAAGATTGCCAGAATACAGGAGGGAGTATAGACAAAAATGCCACGACTAACCCATTATACAAAAGCGTATGTGTGGATACTACTACAAATTCACAGAGAAAAACTTACTCACAAACAGGTACAACAAGTAGAGGTTTTTCTGTCTCTGGCAGAGGGGAAATATGACAGACGTTTTGCGTATGCGGCCCTTAACCGGCTTGAATGCTTAGAATATGGAAAGGAAAAGCGATTACCTCGTCATAAAGGAGCGTGATGCGATGAAGTAAGCAACCAAACAACATATGTGGAAAGGGGGAGAGGTCGGGTAGACTATCTCCCCTATTTGTTTATAACTTGTGAATGACTTCTGATTTGCCACTGTAATAAAAGTCGTAAACCCCTAGTCAAACTAGACATTGGAGAATAAGTAAGCCCCACGCTTGGGATGAAATGTATCTCGCAGGACGTATCCTAACGAGGCCAAGCCGTGGGGCATTTTTAACCAGCGGGGGTGATCAATCCCCCGGCCTACCGAAGTAGGACTTCATTTTGTCCGGGCTCAGCAGCCGGACTCTGGTCGATGTTCTGAGGCCACCGATCACCACCTGTAACTGATATCCACCGCCCCTTTTCCTTCCGGTCTCGAATTAACTTCCCCGTAAATCCCAAGGTGGATTTTCCACACCCTGAGCACGGTCCATCTCCCGTAAGCGTCAACCACCTGTTTCACCCCTGATTCATCGGTGACATATCCGAACCGCCCGCCGATCTCCTTTTTGTTCTGGAAGGCAAACAAGGGCGGGTCCTCCTGCTTGATCGAAATGGACCCTTCCCCGGTCCGGGTATCCATCACCGCCACGGCGTTCGTGTCCCCCTCGTGTGGAGGGATAACCGCCGTCGCCACGATCTGCTTGTCGGGGTTCTTCCCGATCTCGTCTCCGAGGTGGAGCCGCTCGACGACCTTCTCTTTTTCGATGGTCACGATCTCTTTCGGGCCGGGGACGTTCACCCGCTTGATCTTGACCACCTCTTTGATCTCAGGAGCCGGGGTATAGGCCTCAGCGTTGACCGCTACGGGCTTTTTAAGGGCATGGTAGGCCAATGACGCGCAAGCTATCGCCAGAACGCAACAGAGGACAATGAGGACGGCTTTAAGGCTGAGGTTGATTGTCATTCTTCCCCCCGAAGAAGGCTTTTATCCCATGGAACGCCGGCGCGATCTTCTTGACCGCATAGAGAGAGACCGCCAGCCATGCGATATCAGTTGCGCTCATCCTGAGGGGTTGCACCTTGACCACCGACCAAACGTAGTCGAAGCCATAGACAGCAATCACGATCAGGAAGGCTAGAGAGCCGATGGAGGGGCTTTCCTCCTTCTCCACGAAGAGACTTTTTATCCAGTTGACCATGGTCTACCCCCTTATCAGCCGAATGAGAAAAACAATCCAGCCCGCCAGTGCTACCCATGCCAGACCGGATGCGATGAGTACGGCCCACAAGACGGGAAGGAAATTGATGTAACCGTGACCTTTGTTGTTGAGCATGTTCTACCCCTTGACGGTATCCTCCACCGCCTGAGCCTTCGCCTTGATCTCCTCGACCTGAGCCGTCAATTCCGCTTCTTTCTCTGCAAGCCCCTTGGCGTTGTTCCGGTAGACGAAAAACATCACGCCGCCGCCTATCACCACGCCGATAAGAAAACCGATTACGATACCCATGGTTATCCCTCCTTGATCATTTTGTAGATTTCCTCCGGCCTCTCGATCTTGCCGTCGTCGGTCCCCGGAGGATCCCCGCCGAGCTGCTTCCAGTAGAGTGATTTCCGTATCCCTTCCGCCGCGTCCGCCCACCGGCCGGAGTTGATCGCCCGGTTCGTGTTGACGAACTTCCTTACCCGCCCCGGCCCCAGGTTAAACATAAAGTCCACCAGAGCGAGGCGGCGATTCTCCGAGAACGTTGCAAACCCCGGGTACTGCCTGATACACGCTCCCACCGCATCGCTCAGGCTCTTCGTAAACAGCCTGTCGACCATCTCGTCAGTGATGCGCCCGTTCGCCCCGAGATATTCCTTGATGTCCATCGGGAGAGGGTTAACATCGAAGTTGTACCCGATTCCGATTGTGCGGAATCCCTGAGTGCATTTGTAGGGCTTCACGCGATACCCCTCATGCCTGACGAGCATTTCCCTGATCTTGCCTATTATCCCGTTCCATCCTTCGTACACTTTGCCCTCCTGAGCGCTCATTTCTTTATCTTGCACATGGGACACACGGCCTCGATGACCGTGACCCCGTTGTCGAGTATCTCCTGTCTCTCGCGCTCGTCCGGCATGAACCAGTGACCGTATCGGATGCGCCCGCATTTACATCGGTAAACAAAGAGGTTCGCCCCGGTTCCATCACTTAGCCACCGACTTCAACAGGTTGAACAGAAACCCCCCTATCGCCCCGCCGATAACGGCGAACGTGCTATTTATCCACTTCTTCGACTTGAGAGCCTCAATGTCCTCCCGCATGGCAAGGATGGTCTCAAAGGTTATCCAGTCCCGTTGCTCAGGGGCTGTGTGTTCCCACGTCTCTTTCGTGATCTTGAATCCGTTTGCCATGCTCTCGTCCCTCCCTCTAAAATCCGTAAATCATTCCCATGCCGAGCTGTCCGCCCGACCCGTAAAACTCATACGCCCCGATGTCCGGCAAGCCCCTGATTGTCCGTCCTGCGAAGTCTGTTGTCGGCAGAAAGTCGGATATCGTGTACGTATACTCCGCCGCATCGTTGAAGTTAAACCCCGCCTCGACACTCTCCCAATTGTACGTTGTCCCGCCCCGTGTGGAGGTGATGGTTGCGCCGGTGATGCTTGGGGTGAGGACCTTGGTCATGCTGTTAGAGTCAAACACCACGCTATTGGTGTTTGCTGAGGCATTGGAGGCCGCATAGAGGTACGCAAATACTTTAGTTCTGGTCGCGGGGAGGGTCATATATGTTGTTACATTCGCCCATGTAGCCGATGACAGACCTATTTTAGATATGACATGGTTTATGCCGTCTTCCAATCTGATTTCGGCTGTACCAGACAAGACTTTGTAATAGACAGAGTGTTTATACAATGCCCCTGCTGTGCCATTAGGAAGTGAGGATGGGCCTACAAACCCGTTATTCCCCGCAGGGTTGTTTATCTGCTGAGAAGCGCTTCCCGCTTGAGGGGCCGCCGAATACTCTGACGGTGTACCTCTGGAAGACGTCCAATCAGGCGCAAGACCACCCGTATATACTCCCTCAAACCCGCCATTGACCACCGTTTCCGTGTCCAGCGTCTCTCCCGTCCCCGCACTTTTGAGATACCCGACAGCCTTCTTCCCCGCGCTATCGGTCACGGTGAGCTTTCCGCCGAGATAGGGCGTCAATGTCCCCGCCGCGCTGAAATCGACAAACGCCGTACCGTTAACGAGGGACAGGCGGGAGTTGGCGAGGGTAACGGAACCGGAGACAGAGTTCATCCCGGCGTTGATTGCGGGAGAACCAGCCTTTAATCTGAAATCTGTGGTTGAACGGAAAAGGGGGTCAGTCGTGACTCTATGCGTCCCCCCTGAGTTCTGCACATTCGTCAGCGTCCCGCCCACCGTGTAGGCGTTGTAATCCAGCGCCGCATCATTGAACGTCGCGCCGAATGACCCGTTGCTGATGTCAGCCGTCGCGCCCGTTCCTGCCTTAAATACGCTGTTTTTGATCGTCGGGGTCGTGTTATTCGTGTCGCCGAGATAAACCCCATAAGCCGCAAAGTCGATGAAATCAACGTTGTAAAAGGTGTGTGTCGTTCCCGTTGACCCGTCCACAATATACTGATAATTTCCGCCCTTGAGAATGGAGCTTTCACCCCTGACCGTCCCGTTGTTACCGTATGAACCAATCAACCACGTCGAGGCGTCCCCTTCTATCCATGTCCTTTTGAAATCGAAATAAGGATGGTTCACACACCCAGCGATGGAATAGGCCGTATTGCCGATACGGGCGTTTCGGGAATAGACCTTGCTCCCAGTGACACCGAATGATAAGGCGATCACCTTTGAGGCCGCCGCGCGGGAATACGCCGTTAAATTCTTCAAAAGGAAATTCTGATTGTTCTGATTCACACTCAAGAGATAGCCCGTCCCGTCCGTGGATTTCAGGTAGATTTGAGTATCAAGGGGATTGGATGTAGCCCCCTCGATGACGACCTGTCCCGTCCCCGCTCCGCCTGCATCGAATACCGGGGCGAAGTGGTCTTCGGCGTATGACCCTGCCGCCACAATGTACCGTGTCCCGCTCATGTAGTTGCCGTCCAGCATGGGCTTGGCAAGGGTCTTGAAGGGCGTCGTCGGAGTATGACCGTCGTTATCATCACTACCCGTCGTAGATATCCAGAACACGGGATGGAAGATAACGGGGAATTCCTCTGCATATACACCCCCGTCCCATGCCGTGATATACGCTCCGTTAGGGCTGCCCGTCGTGCCGCCTACCGTCCCGGAGAAGATTATCCGGTTGTTGTACTCGCAAACCTCAACCCATTCCGTGGCCGCCGCTACGGTGCCTATGACCCCGATGATTTCCCATGTCGTGCCGCCGTCGTCTGATTCCACCACCTTTATCTGCCTGTCCGTGGAGGATGCGGTAAGTTGCGACGTGTAAATGAGCTTGCCGCCCGTTGTGACGAGACTCGTCCAGCCGAAATGGTTCTCGTAGTCGTCAAGGGAATGAACGCGGGAAGGAGACGACAAATCTTTTCCCGCTCTCCATACCCCCCCGCCCGTATCAACGCCGCTCTCTGTCGCCGCATCAGCCGTCCAGAGGAGATGATTCGCAGTCACCATGAACGTCAAAGGCTTGTATCCGTATATCTGGTCTCCCGGCCCCGCGCCACGGAGAATCGTGAACCCCGTCTTGCTGTCGAAGGTGGAAAGGGCCGCGTTGTCTGTCCACTCGCCCGTCGTAGGTGTCCAGCGGATAATGCCCTGTTCGTCGGTATCGTCGCCGAAGCCGATGTAGATATCAAGAGTGTACGGGTCTTGCACGATACAGTGGAAATGCCGCATGGTACGGGAACCGACGTTGAAATGGACAACCTCCGTCCACGTCGTGCCGTCGGTGGATTTCATTATCCTGACTTTATCGTACTTCCCACCCTCAACCCGGTCGCCGCTGGTGTTGGCGTTATACTCTGCCAGCATATAATAGTTCACACCGCCTATCACGACCTCTATCACGCCATGACCGAGAAGCCAGCAATCAGCGAAATGACCGAAAGTTTCATCAACTCCAAGATCAAGCACCTTCGTAGCCGTAACCCCGTAGTCGGTGGACATCCAGAGGGAATGAAGGGCCGAGGCATCCGATTTGACCCAAAACACTTTACCCGGCTCCCTCTTGCTCGCGTACACCCCACGGATAACCCCATCAGCCCCCGTGTCATATCCGGTAGTCTTGGCCCACGATGAGTTATAGCGGACGATATGCTGGTTTTCCCACCCGTAAAGGTAGGTGCCGTCCGTCGCCATTGTGGTTGCCGTGAGGTAAGGCGTCGTGCGGTCAATGTCGAGTTTGGACGCCGCCCCGCACCACAGGGGGATGAGAAGGAAAAGGAGGAGGGAGAGGGAGAGGGAAAGGGAGAGGCGTTTCATATCTTCGCCCCCTCGGTAAAAAAGGTTTCTTCCTGTTCGTCCGTCAGGTTCAACGCCGCCTTGACAGCCAGAAAGGTAGGATCGCTCCGGCTGAACCCTGACGCGGAATCCCAATCTATCTGAGCCGTCAGACCCGCCGCGTCGATCAGGGCTTTTACCTGCTCATACAGGCCCATCGCCACGAGTTGTCGCTTTCCCTGGCGGTTGGTGATGTAGGTGATTCGGGTGGCAAGGGCGAGCTGCTCCGCCTGCCATGCCGCCGCCAGAGCGTCATAGTTGGCTATAACATCGGCGGCACGGGCCGTATCTTCTGCGGTCGGCGGGGTCAGCCATTCGATTTCCGCCCCCCGCACCTGAAACTTCGCGGGGTCTATCTTCTCGGCCAGCAAACTACAAAGCGTGTCTGTATTCATTAGTCTATCCTCCTGAAAATCATGCCGGAATAGTAGCCTGAATCCAATCCGATGATTTGCCTATTCCCCGTTGTGGCAATAATTTCACTGCCGATATGTATTGTATCTCCTGCATTTAGGAATACGACGTCAGAACATATTGCATTTCCCGCATAACTATTAATGGCGCAACTACCCATATGCGCAATTCCGGTGGCACTGGCATACGTACCACTCCCCACTTTTATCCTGCACGTCCCGAAATTTGCATTACCACCAGACGAATTAATTGTGACCTGTCCGTGGATTTCGTATCTACCCGATTGTTTTATTACCTTGGCCACAATTCCCTGTTCAGGAATATCGTTTGCACTCGCTATTGATGTAGCAAGCCATACCCTTCCGGCATAGTCGCTTTTCGGGTTCCAGATGACCTGGGGGGCATTTTCAACGGTGGCTTGAATCGTGTGGTCGGGAGTGTCGGCAGTGTCGTACTGATAGCGGATTTTTGCCACTGCCACGCAATAATGAGATGCCGAGCGGGTGTAAGTAGAACTCGCCTCAAGAAGTAGATAGTCGTCGTCGGTGACTGTGGTGGTCGTCGACACTTTGTTAAACCCGCTGTACCCGCCGAGCGCCCAGACGATGCCCGTACCGTCCCATATCGCATACAACCACGCCGTTTTTATCTCGCCGTCGAGAGAACCCTTTGACCAGTAATTGCCCGCGTCGGCAAGGATGATCTGTCCGGTCCCGGATAGGTAGGCGGCCGCCCTGGATCTCAAGGTGTAGCCGTTCCCGTCGGGGATTGCCACTCTGATGATATTTGTCGAGTCAGGGGCTGCGCCACCGGACTTTGTAAAGATATCGAGCTTGTTCACCGCGACGTTGACCGTGGGCTTGAGATTGCTGATCCTGCCGGCGTTGATGTCGACATACGCTTTCACGCTTTGCTGAGACGGTGGTAACACCGCGCTGTCCGATGCCATGGTATCCTCGTCCTTGATACCGTGGATGGCGGTTATCGTTCCCGCTGTGATGTTTACCGTCAAGATGGACACCCACCCGGCCGTGACGGTGTACCGCTTCAATATCTCAGCCGTAGCTCCGCCCGATGTGTCCCACCACCTCTGACCTTCCACGGGGTTATCCGGTGCCGATGCTCCCCTGTGCGCGTTCCTGAGCTCTCCCAACGCCGCGTCCAGAAACGTGGCCAGTACCGTCATGGTCAATGGTGATGATGGTGTAGTAAAACTGGCTGTAGCCATATCTATACCTCCTTATATCTCTAATTCTCCGTACCCTTTTGCTATGCCGCTGATGTTCCGAGCGACGCCAACCCCGCCATTCGTAAAGGCGATGTCGAAGCCGTCTGTATCGAGGTTGCTGATTGTGTAAGCATCCCCCTCTTGCCCGTCCTTTGTCGTGATGCCGATTTCCGGCGCCTCGTAAAATGCCGGAGAAAAGACAACAGATCCGCCCGTGTCGGCTATGGCCCCTGAAAATCCCACTACCCTGTCGGGCATGTCGACGGTTACGGTAACAGCCTCCACCACGGGAGTGATGCCAGGTAAAGTACCCCGTAAACAAATACGGAACTGGTATGCCCGGGCTGTGTAATCCCCGACGAGAAAGGGCTTCCAATCGCTCCACGTCGGTGAGCCTGCCGGGTCGTCGTTGGTGGTTCTCACTTCCAGGTTTGCAGAATACAGGCCCTCGACATCGCCATACATGTTCGTCATGTCGTAGAGATTCGCCACGTCGTACAGGTCGGATTTCAGGTCCTGGCCGGATACGGTGAGCGATGCGGTGAGGCGGGACGTATAAACCGATCCAAGGTCGATAACATCATCCATTATGTAGGTCCCGGTGTCCCATATGGTCCCGGCGATGGAATAAAGGTCATCAAGGGCGTACAGGTCGGTCAATGCCGCATCATAAAGATCTCCCTGATCGGACAGGACAATACCGCCATACGTGCCTGATTCCTCACACTGACTGCCCGTGCCCGACCATGCGGGCTGTGTCATCGTCTCTACAACGTTCAGACCGGATATTCTGGCAATGTTGGTGATCGACGATCCCGCTGTGGCACTCTCCCGCCCGCCGTAGTCGACGGCCTTGATGAGGTAGGTTCCTACCATGGCCGGGATAACAACAGAGGTGGCAGACCTCGAGACCTTTGCCACGATGTCGACGGCCGCCGCCCATGTCGCGCCCGATGTCAGCGGGGACCATTTGATTTTGTAATAAGACAAATCGGCATCGGTGTTTGCCGTCCATGACAGGTGTGCCTCAGCCCCAACAATATTGCAGGCAAGGTCTTCCACATCGGAAGGCAAAGCACTTTGACCTATGACCGCATGTATCACGGCATCAGACCACAATGAGGCGACCCCGTAGATGCTGATCGTCTGTGCCTGGATCTGGTACGTCTCGCCGTCATTTACACCCGAGATGATCGCGGTACCGTTTTCAGCCGGAGCATCGACAAACTGCCAGTTCGTGGTGAGCCCATAACGGCTGTAGCGGACACGGTATTTATCAATCGGAATGGTGCTAGGGCCCTGGGACAGAGCAACTAAGATTCTCGCCCTGACACCTCCGGGGAAAATCTCAAGGGCCGATGTCCCGGATTGGACACCGACGATTGACGGCGCCGGTGGTTGTATTTTGGTTATGTCGATTGGCTGAGTAATGTAGGTGTCGAACGCCGGGATGGTTCCGGTATCGGCGCTGTAAATGGCCGGGGCCTCATCTACAAGGGTGAGCCTGGCGGTAAATTCAGACGCACGCTCAATCCCCTTGACCAACAACTCCACGGTTTCGCGGGTGGCTTCCCCGAACATGGCAAGGTCATTCACGGCCGGACCGTCAGCAACTGGAATGGCGGTGGCAAAAGTCAGGGTGTCGGTTTCGCCAGCGACGGTGTTGACAGACAGATACAGGCTCGTATTATCCTCGTCGGGCAGGCGGAAACGGACGCCGTAAAGGGTCCCGGAGGCCATGACTACCGTATCATCGAGGACAACGCCCGTGACGTAGGTTCCGGCCTCGCTGAGAGTTACAGACTTTACCCGTGCCCAACCCGTGCCCCACTTGGGGACGTCATAACCGCAACGGACCTTACTTCCTCTGCGGACAACAAGATGCTCGAAATCCTGATAAACGTAGTATGTCTCAGGTCTCAGCCGCGACTGTGCGATGTGGAAGCGCCCGAACTTCCAGACGAGATCCGGAGAGGTGATCCCCGCGAACTCGATGCTTTCGAATGATGTCGCGTTGCTCGCGCTGTAGCCATCGTCATAGACGATAAGCTCGTCCCACTCATAGTTGTTATCCTCGTTCTTGAACCGGCAGCGGAAGGCATGGGGGCGATTGAAGAAGGTCTTTTCAGCGGAAAAGCCCCACGAATTACGGGGTGAAATGTGCTGATCAATCGGCCTGTCCGCACAGTCTACTATGGCGCCCCATGTTCCGTTGACGAGGGATGACCCCGCCCGGCCGGCAGTGGCAATGTCCGCCAGGGTGTCCCACACCGATGATCTGTAATCGCGGACCATGTTGAATTTGTATCCGGCGGCAACGCATGTATCGTACCATTCGCCGAGATTGCCATCGTTGATCTGAGCCGCCGTCCGTGCCCGAGCATTTGCCGGGTGCATCAGTACCAGGCGAAAAAGGGCAGCCGGGTTCTGTGTCAGACTGTACGCCGTTGTCCATTCGTCCCCGTCCCATGTCGGCGCGTAGCTTTGTACGATGCCATTCAGGGAGTCGATCACGCCCTGCAGTTGATTCGATGCCTTAATCCTTACCGCTGTCATGGCCAGAGGATAAGGGAAATTAACCGGGTGCTCCCATTTCCGGCCGCGAAGATTTGTCCAGACGACCTGATGAAAGATATGCTCAGCCTGTACGTTGCTGATGACCAACGCGTTTACCGCGTTCCCCGTTGTCTTTGTCAGTCTGACTTCATATTTTTTTGTCCTGTCCACCGCCCACGCAAACCCGTAACGGACCAGCGATGTGGTGTTGCCGGTAATCAATTGCGACGTGTAGACGGTCCATGATGGAGCGCCGATTTCGCGGTATTCCACCTGGACGGTGACGCCATGGTTTAGGCGTCGCCCCGAGACTTTCTCAATTACTTGCAGCCCCTGGGGAAACGATACATCGACGGAGATCTCGTCAACGTATGGTTCCACCGCCCTCACGGTCCCCGCTGCGCCCTGTATCAATTCCACGCCCACCTGTTCCTGATCGACAGAACCGGGGATAAGGGTAATTGCCGCATCCGTCGACCATCCCTCGCGGGTTTCCAATGTCACGCCTTCAAAATTCCCTATCGGTGTGTCGCCTATCCTGATATCCGAGATAGCCAGTGGACCATAGCCCCATATAAACAGCATCCGAAGATATTCATCATTCCCGACGAGTTCGGTATAAGACTTCGTCCCATATGGCGGGTGCATCCTGTGTTTCCCGAGGACCACGGGGACAGGGCCGAAGGGGTTCGACGTGTTTCGTCCACCACTTATACTGTACGTGGGGCTCTCGGTCTTTTCCTGATTTGACCACGAGAGGTCGGCTGATGCCTGTTTAACCGGGGACATGGCGTTTACGAGGAACATTCCGGCGGTCAGCGCGATGCCGGAGTACATGGACGTGGTGGCCGCCACGCCCATGCCGGCGAAGGTCAGAAGATTCCCGCCTGTCAGGGCCGCAATCCCGTAAGGGGCCGCAATCGCGGCAACGACTACCGCAAGGGTAAG